GTTTGGCTCCTGTCACTTACGAGGAACATTCACATATCCCCCCTCGGAGTATCGGTCAGGCGCCGCGCCCAGTTTTTCGCGCGTGACAGGAATGACAGAGTCCTCGGAGATTGGCCCGATTCCAGAACTTGGCCGGATCTCCACGGTGCGGCTCGATGTGGTCGATGTCTAAGGACAACTCGACGTGTGCACATCCCGGTTCTGCGCAGGTGTAGTGCTGGTCGAGCATGACCTGACGTCTCAGGGCTTTCCACCGTTCGGTGTAGTACCACTTCCGGACGTCTCTGTTGTAGCGCGTGCGTTCCTGCTGGCGTGCGTGGTCAGGACACATCCCTGACCGTACGCGGTGCGGACACGTCGGACTGCCAGGACAGGGGCGAAGTGGAGCGATGGACATCCTGACAGTCCGATGATTCCCTTCAGCGCTTCGGCTGCGTCGGGATGTTGGTACCCGTCTGAGGCTGCGGATTCCCCTGCGGCTGAGGAGTAGACGGTGGTCGTGGTGTCGGATTGGTCGGATTCGGATCAGCCATGTCGTTCTCCCTTCACCTTAGGGGATATGCAAGATACACGGGCAGAGGACAACCGCCGAGCAGGATGCGGCCCAACTATTCTTCCTTCTGCGGACGCGGACTTGTCGCGAGCCTCACCATTCACAGTACGGGGTGCCCCTGGATCTCCGCGTAAATCGCTTAGTTGCTGGTTCCCGCCACCTGCCGTCTCGTTGCGGAGGTCGTAGCGTCGAATCACCGCACGCGCATGATCGACCAGCGGCGAGCCTTCCATGCAGGCGACGGAGGCGATGTGCTCCTTCTGGCTGTCGCACGCTGCCACGATGGTGCCGGCGATGTTCCACAGGTCCGCCCGCAGGGCGTCAATCGTTTCTCCAAATCGGCGCAGGCGGTTGGCCGCGAACCGAACTACCTCGGTCGTCGCGTATCCGCTCATCAGGTGGTCGTGGAGGGTGAGGGCGGATGTGGGAGTAATCGGCTCTCCGCTACCGGCCTGAACCGTCGATGCGGTAGGGATATGGCTCCCTTCGCCCATCGTGTCCACGCGCGTATCCTCTTCCTTCATGTCTACTCCTCTGCGGTCGCTGGCGCTGGTGAATGAACCTCGGCGAGTCGTTCAGCCGCATCAATCACCTGATCCCAGGTGGCCGCATTGCCGCCCGTTAATACCTGAGACAACCGCTCAAATATCTGCCGCTCGTTGCCTTGTTCCTCCTGTACAGTCAGAGCTTCGCTCACTTCGCGCGACAGTTCCGCAAAATCCTCCGCCGTCACCGGAGTGCGCCCATGCACATGACACGGCTGCACGACGCCACAGATTTGACACAACTTCATTTCTGCGGTCGCTGGCGCTGAACGGGGAGACGCCTGCGCGCGCACGACTCTAAGGATTGCGGCGATCACCTCGTCAGGACTTGACGGCGTGTCGGGTTCATCGATGGGCCCAAACTGCGATGCGCCGCCTTGAATAAACCAGTGCGACACGACCGATTCGATGGCATTCGCCTCCGCCTCGTCCCGCTGCTCTCTCGCTTCCACCAACTCCTCCGCTAATTCCTGTTGGCTCGGTGCCTCGGCGATCAGGGCGGAGAGGAGGGATTCGAGTTCGTAAATGCAATCCTTCAACGCCATGCACTGCCCGTCTCGATAGGCGTCCATCTCTTGATTGCCAGCATGATTCGCTTCACGCGATTCCGTTTGACGCTGCGCAGCTAACGCTCGCAATCTTGTAGTCAGCCGTTCGATCTCGGCCTTCACGGAGCGATCCTGAGAGGTCATCGGGTGGCCAACAACAACCACGCGTGAAGCATGACGGACACGCTCGACAGCACCAGGGCGGCGATGAGCGCGGCCAGAATCCACCGTCCATAGGTCATTTGGTTTTGTCCTTCTCTTGGCGTTCCTGCGTCATCGGATCGATCCTGGAAGTCAAAGAAATGACAGGAGATCAGTCGCGAGTCCCACCGCCTGACGTGCGAGGTGCTCATCGATCTCCGCGTAAAACACGACGTGGCTGGTTCCCATCGATGTGAGTCTCCCTAACTCGCGGCTTCTGTCGCAAAGAGCGGCGCGGCAGTCCCAATCCGCCGGCGGGCCAGCTCCGCATACGCCGGATTCAGTTCAATCCCGACAAACGACCGCCCGCACTGAATCGCTACCTGGCCAGTGGTGCCGCTGCCGCAGAACGGATCGAGCACGGTATTACCGAGTCTCGAGCCAGCCTTGATACAGCGTTCAGGAATCGCTTCTGGGAACGTGGCAAAGTGCGCCTCGGGATACTGAGCCGGCGCGAATGACCATACGCTCCGGCAATTCGAACCGCCCATCCGCTGCTCATCCTTCGGCATCGCGTCCCACCGGTCATTAAATCCTGCGTGGCGGCGTCCGTGGCCGCGCTGCTTGTCGCAGATGCGCCGCTTCACATCGCTGGCGTTCTGCGCGCCAGTGCCCGCGTACGCCTTGCGCGCCTTGCCGTCGTAGCCGTCGCTGAATTCGCGGAGCGTTGAAGCCGCATACATCTCGCGGATGGCGGGCGCGTCGTAGAAGTACCGCCGCCGCTTCGACAGCAGGAAGATGTATTCGTGCGCCTTCGTCGGCCGGTCCTGCACTGATTCAGGCATCGGGTTTGGTTTCGACCAAATGATGTCAGCGCGGAGATACCACCCATCGGCGCGGAGGGCGAACGCCACCATCCACGGAATCCCCACCAGGTCTTTCGGCTTCAGCCCCGGCACGGATACATCCTGTGGTCGCAGGCCGTGCCGGCGAGCCGGCTGTTTCGGATCAATGCCATGCGCCTGCCCCTTCGCGTTCTGGTAGGAGTCGCCAAGGTTCAACCACAACGTGCCGTCAGCGCGAAGCGTGCGGCGGACGGAGGCGAATACATCGACCATCGCGGCGACGTACGCCGCCGGCGTCTGCTCGACGCCGAGCTGCCCGCGCGTGCCGTAATCGCGCAGACCCCAATACGGCGGCGACGTGACGCAGCACTGCACGGAGCCGTCCGGCAATTCAGCCAGCTTCTCGCGCACGTCACCGACGATCACCCGCCACTCCGTCAACGTCCGTCCTCCGAATTACGTGCCACGAATCAGCTTTCTGATTACTGCGCGGTAGTTCCTGTCGCCACGAGTCACCACTGGGTACGCCCGCGCGCATCCTCTTCGTCGTTCTTCTTCCTCTGCCTGCTTCAGGAGACCTCTCCACTCGATGACTCCACGATCACGCGGCTTCCCATCGCAGTTTCGTTTGCGTCGGATGCTTGTCCACTCGCGGCCGACTGGGCTTGTTCCATGATCCGCCCCCAGCCTCACCGACGCACCGATACCCAGCTCCACGGAGGCTTGCGCCGCTCTCTGACGGCAGCGTGTAGGTCACGAGCCGCTTATAGCCAAGCGCGAATGCCGCACGCCTCGCGGCCCCGTAGAGCGCCGAACACGCGTCCTTACTGCCGTCTGTCGCCACGCGCGTAATCTCCAGTGTCAGCCCGTCGTCGAGATGCCGCGCCACGGGACGGCCGATGATGGCGACGCCGCGAATCTCCCGCGTGACGTCAGCGACGCCAAGCGAGAACCGATGGCCAACGACGCGCCCATGATGCCGATGGTGCTGCTGCACGAAGGCGTTGGCTTCGGCCAGCGGCAGCGGCACCACGTCGTATTTCACAGACAATCCCCACTCGCCGACGTCGCCATGGCGAAACTGGACATCGGCTGCAATTGACTCGCCCTCGCTTGACACGTCGCCCGATCAGAGACGTATGCGCTGTTCATACGATGCCCTTAATCGCCTGCTCGACGAGCGTCAACGCCGAGCCATCCGCGATCTGCTTCGGCGTCACCCGCAGCACTTTCCACCCGGCGAGCGTCGCCGTGTTGTACTTCTCCATGTCGTTGACCATCCCCGCGCCTCGTGAATGCCGCCCCGCCACGAACACGCCCCCTTCCACCTCGAGCGCGACTGGCGGTTCGACCTTCGGCCACGCGTAATCGAATCGCCAGCGCCGCGGAGGGGCAAACCTGTACTCCGCAGTCGGCTCCGGCAAGGCGGCCAGCCGGCATTGAATCGCCAACGGGACTGCGGCTCTTTTCATTTCACGGGCCTGATGAGAGTCTCCCTCCGCCGTCTCCCCTGAGTCGGCCGGACCTGACACCCACTGCTCATGGCCGTCCTTGTTCTCCCACCAGGCCCAACTTGTCACGACGCGAGGTCATCGAGCGATGTGATGATCGGCTTGCCGATCGACACGGCGTACTCTCGTTCCTTGAGCGCACCGGCACTCGTCTCCCAGCGCGGCAACATCAGGACGTGGGTGCAGCGATCGATCACCGCGAGGTCGTAGTCGAGCCAGCGATCCCACGGCACATCCGACCACGCGGACGGAAAGGCACCCGACAGATGCGGGCAGAACACTGGGATCCCGCGCTTCAGCGCATCGAGAAACACACGCAGACCAGCGGCGACGTTCTCTTCGACGGTGAAGCCATGCTTCGCCGTCATCGGCCCGGAGAGGTAGACGAATACGTCTCGCCTCACGTGCCCACCTTCTCCGGTGGCTGCGCGTACTTCGCATTTGCCTCGCGGCGTCGCCGCAGCGTTGGGTTCCACGATCGACAGGCACAGGGTTCGACCCATTCGTGCGCCGCGTGCTCGAAGTCTCGGCCGCACGGCTCGACCGGACACGCCCGCGGGTGCCAGCCGCTGTCCCCGCACGTCGCACAGTCGAACCGCCAGAGCCTGGTAATCGGGATCCGGATGTCGATCCCGCTCGCCGGATTAGTCAGGACGAGCTCGCGTCCGCGGCCGACCAGGTCTTCGACGTGCGGCTCGGGCAGCGGCAGGGGCAGCGTGTTGACGGCGTCGCAATCGGCGCGCAACTCCGCCGGCGTCGGAAACCACTGCCGGGTCCGGATGGCGTGGTTCACGGCGCGGGAAAACAGATCGTCCGGCACGTCTTGGAGCGCCGCGAAATACTCGACCACGTCACCAGGGACGCCGCGCAGCACGCGCAACCGGTCGATCTGCTGGTCGCAATGGGCCGCCGTCACGGCTTGGCCTTCCCCGCGCGGGCGGCTTCCAACTGCTGCCACTCGGCCAGCCGCGACGGCCACGGAGCCTTGCGCGCGGGCGCCGCCGCCGCTGGTAATTCCTGTCGCCAGCGTTCCTCCTCGAACCAGACGTCCATGCCCGGAATCATGCGGGGATTGGCCCACTGCTCAGACACAAGATGATTTTCCAGCGCTGCCATCAAGGCGGCGAACCCTCCCGCTAAGTCGAGCGCGCGCAAGAAGTTCTGCTCGACCAGCGGACCGCCTTTGCGCCGCGACCGCGGATACGCGTCCCGAAATTCCGCAAACGCGACGTCGTTCTCTTTTTCTTTGAAAGAGCTTTGCAGTCTGCTATCTGCACTCTCCATTACGCGCGGGTTAAGCGGTGGGCTACCAGTGGCTTCGATCTGGCTTAGGGGTTGGGTTAGCCGGCCACCCTTCTTTCCGTTCTCCGACTGGCGCTGCCGAAAGGCAATCTGTTTGCGCCGCTCGTCCTCCAACCGCGCGTTGACGAGCCGGCCGTCGCGCTCGATGAAACAGGCCGAGAGGACGCCGCCCCACAGCTTCCGAAAGCGCGGCTCTGAAAGGCCGAGGATGCGGGCCAGGCCGCCCGGACTATTCGGGAGACTCCCGTCCAACCATTCGACCGACAGCAGCGTGATGTAGGCCCCGCGCTCGGTGAGACTCATCGCCATCACTTTCGACGAAGACAGAAATTCCTTCGGGTAGAACTGAAAGGCCGGACTCGCTTTCTCCGCTTCCGCCATCAGTTGCCGCCTTTGCTACGCCACGTACACCGAGTCCGCGCGCGGCCCTTTCGGCCCCTGCCCGGCTTCAAACTGCACCGTCTGCTGTTCTCGCAGGTCATCGAACCGCGCGCCTTTCACGACCGATCGATGGAAGAAGAATTCTTCCCCCGTGTCGGGATTGCGCAGGAAGCCGAAGCCTTTCTCCGTGTAGAGCCGTTGAATCAAGCCGGTCGTCATCGCGTCGCCTCCGTCGTCACGTAGCGGTACCAGAGCAGGACGTAGGTGTCGGGTTCGATCAGTTGAATGGCCTCGACGTGCGCGTGGGGCATCCGCGCGATCTCATTGAGCCGCGCCGCGCACGCGTCGTCCGTCGTCACGCGCTCGATGGCCCAGTGCTCATGCTGGACGCGCGGGTCGTCGTGCATCCGGCGATAGGCGGCATCGAGCGCGGCGGCGTCGGGATCGATCTCCGCGAGATGCTCCGTGTCGATCAGGGCCTGTTGTTTCATCGGTGCGGCTTCAGTAACTCGTCAAGTTCGCGCAACGCGCTCGCCTGCTGCACGCGTGGCACCCAGCGCATCACCCAACGAGCGAGCGCTACTTCGAGCGGCATCTTCTCTGGCGCTGGCGTCACGACGTCGCCGAAGAGATTGCGATCCATTAGTCGCGCGCCATCCATCTGTCGCGTGGCCGAATGACAGCGTGCGGACCCTCATCAATGGCCGCTTCCAGATGGCAGGGATGAGTCGCGAGGCCCCACTGGGCGCTGCGCTCGAACCGCTCGATGTAGATCGGCCGGTCCTTCATCGGCAATCGCTGCAATTGCTCGATCAGGTCGTTGATGGTCATCTCACTTCGTCTTTCCGTTGCTTCGTTCCCGCGCATACGCGACGTGGATCATCAGATTCCAGAGCACCCGTTTCGCTTCTTTCAATTCGCATTTCGCTTCATGCCGTGGAATGTCCTCGCGGTCCGCGAGTGGCTGATGGCAATAGCAGCACCGGAATCGCGGCGGATCCGTTGGCACCTCATTCCCGCTCGATCCTGTCTGTCACGCGCACTACATGACCCCTCGACCAATCCTGTGAGGCATGCTCGGCCAGATGGCAATCGGCGCAGAGCGGCTGAATGTTCGCCTTCACCGTGCGCAACTCCGGAGCTAATGACCGCGGCCTGATGTGATCGTGGTGAATGCCCGTGACCCACCGGCCGCACGTGGCGCACTCGACGTAGCCGTTCTCGCCGTGCTCACGATCAATCTCCGCACAGACAGCCCGATACACGCGCTGGCGTTTCGCACGCTTGGCGCGCCGCGCTCGCGCCGTCGGACCTGCTGGAGTCGCCATTACAACCGTCTCTCCAAGAGCCGCTCGCAGATCTGATCGGCCGCGGTCTTGACCGCCGCATCCAGTGCCGCCTCGAGCCGTGCAATCTCCACCAGCAGCACACGAATGTCGGCTGGTGTCGGGTCTGAGGCGCAGGGATGGCCGTGTGCGATGTGCTCCAGCCGTAAACGGTGAGCAGCCGTCATGGCTCTCTCGCTTTCAACATGGCGTCGGCTTGCTCATACGACCACGCCGCAGCCTTCGCCGGGTTGTCGCGGCAATCGCTCACCAGCAGGAATCCGACGAGCGCTTGCCCGGCGAAGTAGTCACGCAGCGACATGCCGCTATGCCTCGCTTCGGCTGTGGCAAAGTTTCGCGGATCGTCTGGCTCAAACACACCCTCAGCGACATACCGCACACGCTTAGTTCGCTCGCACGGAAACGCGGGGCCGCCGTCAGGCTCAGTCATGCGACGGCCACGCTCGGGAAATCGACATCGATATTGGTGAGCGTCAGGCCCATCGCGACCGCCCGCGTCCGGCAGCTGCCGCACAGACACCACTCCTCGTCGCGTCGGCCGTCCGCCTCCGGACGCACCCAGATGCAGTCGTCCTTCGCCTTGCCGCAGCGGTCACAGATCGCTTTCCGATAGACGGCCGGCATCAGAAGGCCCCAGCCAATTCGACCTGCCGCGCATCCAACGCGTCCTTGAGCCCCTTGGCCGTCACGTAGGCATCGAAGTCACGCACCAACCGCTCGCAGTCCTGCCGCATCCCAGCGTAGGGATACAGCGTGAACGTCTCGATGCTGTTGAGGCTGATGACGTTGTTGGTGGCTTCGTGCAAGCAGTACACCTGGTAGGTGAGCGCCTTCGCTTGGAAGGTATCGAGCAGGTAACGCCACTGACAACTCGCTGCATACTTGTCAAAGTCGAACGACGACAGCCGCGCCTTCGTCTCGATGATTTGCGCCCCCACCAGTTGATCTGCCTTCGTGACCACGTCGTGTCCGGCGTAGACGCCCACCGCCTTGGGTTCGAACACGGCGTGCGCGCGGTCGATCAATGCGAGCGCCGGATCCATCACGTCATCGTCCAGCTCGATGACGTCCGTCGTGCCACGCGGGGTCACGCGATAGCCACCGGATACCTTGAAACGTTCCGGGTCGCGCAGGACAAGACCGAAGGCTTGGCCAATGTTCACTAAGTGATTCGGTGTCCACCGATTGCAGATGGTGTCGAGGAGTTCCGACTCTTCCATCCATTCCTGCTCGGGCTCCATGAACAGCCGGAAGGATTCGAGGACCGTGGTCGAGATCCTCACGGCCGATCACCCGCCACGATGACAAGGCCCTCCATCGTGGTGATGACCGTGATCAGCGCATCGGCCAAGGCCCGGGCGTACGCGACCGACTCCGCATCGAATCCCGGCAGGAAGATGGACACGTCGGTGCCCAGGCGCAGCACGATGAAACGCTTGCCGCCGTCGGGCCCTTCGTTGGCCATCTGCCGCATGACCGCCTCCGGCTGCGCGTCCTTCGCGTCGTAGAGGCCCACGCTCACGTTGACCGCCATGACCTACGCCCCCACCGCCGCCGGCTCCGCGGCCGTCTTCGGCGCCTTCACAAACGCTTTCTTCGCCGTGTCATAGGTCAGCCCGAGCGCTTTGGCCCGGTCCCGCAGGAGGCCCTTGACTGGCGCGACGATGAGCGGCTTGCCGACCGCGTTGATCGGCTCCACCAGCGCCGTGCATTCGTCCGCCTTCGAGCAGTTCTCGATCTTCGTGCGCCAGTCCGCGACCGCTGCCGTGATCGCCGCGCTCTCCTCGGAGATCGCCCCGAGCGCCATCCGCCCGTGGTCGAACAGGTCCGCCATAAACGTCTGCGCCTTCGCCACCGGCGGGACGACGAGCGGCTTCCACCCCGCCGGGTTCTTGCCGATCCACCGGTCCGTCGGGTTGAAATCGAGCACCCGCTCCCGCCCGTTCATGTAGCAGTAGCCGACGAAGTCGCTGACCTTCATGACTTCGGCGTAGCTGCCGCCGACGATCTCCGGTCGTACCACGCGCGTGTCGCCGTCCTTGTCTTCCTTGTCGTGCGCGATGAGCAGGACGTCCTTGCCTTTCGCGCGAAGGTTCGACATCCACGTCCGGAAGGTGTTCTTCAACTGCCCCCAGCCCTGCTGGCTGGGATTGCCGCCGGGGAACTTCTTCGGATCGGCCGACGCCAGGTGCGCGATCATCACGTCGAGACAGCGCCCGACGGTGTCGACCGTGAGCGAGGCGTAGGGCTCGAGCACGTCCGGTGACTCCATCAACTCGATGACGTCGGCCCACTTGTCGATGACGAGCGTGTCTTTCCGGTTGGCCGCCCGGTGCGCGCCCTTGTCGAAGTCGAGCGTCAACCCATCCTTCGTCGAGTAGCCGAGCGAACTTTTACAGATGCCCGGCTGGCCGAAGATGAGGAACACGGGGTGCTCGACGGTGATGGGTTCGGTCGCCTTGATGATTTTCATGAGCGACCTCCCTTGATCGCTTTCAGCGTGCGTGAGATCCGCAACGGCTCCGGCACCTCGCGCTCCGAGAGCGGCGGCGTCCCGTAGACCGTGCGCCAGATGGCATTGCCGATCCGCAGACCCGCCAGGAGGGGATCGTCGTCGTAGGGGATCACGGGGAGTGGTTTCGGTGTATCCTTGGGTGTCACTGGTTCGACTCCATTTCTGAGTCCGCCAACAGGGCCGCACGTTCACCGCGTGCGGCCTTTCGTGTGTTTACGCCGCTTTCTTCCGAAGCTCCTCCGGCCCGGTGATCACGACGCCGATCGTCTGCGCCGCGTAGACCTCACAGGCCTGGAGAAAGTCGCGCATCTCCTCATAGGTGGTGTCCGAGAGCGTCACCACGCCCGGCGATAAGCACTCGGTGCGGAAGATCGCGTCCATCTCGCGGAGTGAATAGCCGGTCGCTTCACAGCACGGACGGACGATCCAGCCGAAGTACCATTTGAGTTGCCAGTACTGCTTCGCGTCCGCCGCACGGCTTACGCGAATCTCGAGCTCTTCCCCCTCGCCGATCCGCATCTGCCGCAGATCGCGCGCGTACTGGTTCGGGTCGACGATCTGCAGCACGCCGCCAGTCATGACCGCTGGCGCGCTGACGTGTCCCAGCGGTTTCGAATCGCGTCGAGCAACTGATCGCCGAGCAGGCGGCGCCGATCGGTCCGCTCGTTCCACCGCGTCGCGAGATTCACCCACAGCCACGTCCACCGATTCACCGGAGCGCCTCGCGCATCCGTCGCGCGCGCCGCTCTGGCCATGCAATCTGCTCCTGGTGGATGCGTCGCCGCAGACGGCGCTTGATGAACGCGGCGCGAATGTCGGCGACGATCGGCGAGACGAGCCACAGGGACAGCAGGATGGCGACGGCCAGCATCAGGTACGGCAGGTTATTGGACACGGGGATACTCCTCATCAGAATCGCCGGGGGTGGTCCACATCGGCCGGCGCGCGGCGTAGTCACGACGCAGGCGGTCGCGTTCGGCTTCGCTCAGCCGATGATGGCGTAACTTCACGAGGGCCCAAGCAAAGACCAGCAGGACGAGCAAGCCGATGAGCGCGGAGACGTGCTCGAGCGCGTGGAAGAGCGTCGTCACGCAGCAACCCTCCGGCCGCAGGTCTTGCACTCGTGCTGAACGACGATGCGGCCGTCTACGGTCACGTTGACTCGTCGCAGCCGTCCACCACACGGGGCTGGTTGCGGATTCTTTTTTGAGGGCTCGACGACGAACTGGCAGCGCGGCGCGATCTTGATCTGCGGCTGCTGAATGCGCAGGCTGGCGAACCACGCCTTGGCGCGTGTCACAAGCGAGACGCGGGACTCGTCACGTACCACGCGCGGAGCGCGGCGAATCTCTCGACGCTGAACCTTCCGCACGCGCCGCGCCTGCTGCGCATCAGTCCGCCGTTCGTGCAAGGTGCCGAGGCGATACATCATTCGATCCCCACCGCCAGCAGGCTCAGCGACTGCACGGCATCGCGCTCTTGTTGCTGTTCGATGGACTCAACCCAATCGGCAATCCGCTCGCGGGTCCAGCGATGCTCGTCGTTGAGCGTGAAGATGGCCTGTAAAAGCGTGACAGCAACACCATCAGTCGGCATCGGAACCGAAGCCGTTAAGAACGGCCATGACTGCTGCAACCCGTGGTAGTTGATGCCCGAGCCCCAGCACCAGATCCCAGTGGCCTCACACGCAGCCCTGAGCGCGCAACTGGCAATAACGGACGTGCCATCGAACGCTTGCGGCTTCATCATCGAACCAAGTCGGATCGCTTCTGAGAGCTTCATCAATCGATCCCCACCGCGATCAGACTCAACGCCTGCATCGCTTCCCGCAACGCCCGCTGACCGAACTGTTCTTTGTGATGCAGCGCGACGTGGAACTTCCACACCACCACGGGTCCGCAGCGCAGGAGTTGCACGAGGGAGACGCACTCGCGGTAGTTCGGCGAGCGCATCCGGTTGATGAGCGATTCGGAGACGCCGACCAGATGCGCGGCTTCAGCGCTCGTCACGCGGGCGTCATCCAGCGCGCGGTCGAACAATTCAGACGCGAGGATGGTCGTGGCGTCCGGCTGCGAATCTTTTGTTCGGCCGGCGCGCTCGCTCTCTAAAGATGTTCGTGACGTCGCCTTGCCCGAAGGATTCGCAACTAGCGACGGCGGCAGGTTCAGTTGAGACTTGGACATGGACTTAGGCCGCCGCGTGCTTCTGGGCCAGCTGCCGCCGCTCTCCGCGCAGGTAGAGCGAGACAAATCCTTTCGATACGCCGAGGTGCGTGGCGATGGCGACCTGTGTCGCCCCGCCGGCATAGAGGGCGTCGATCTCACGCAACTGGGCGGCGGACAACTTCTGACCGCGCGGGCGCGGGACGTGGAGCCGCCCCTTCGCCGCCGCGTCCTTCATGTTGTCGGCCTGCGTGCCGAGAAACAGGTGCGATGGATTGACGCAGATAGGGTTGTCGCAGCGATGCAGGACGCTCATCCCGTCAGGGATCGCGCCATGCGTCAACAGGTAGGCGTAACGATGGGTGTATTCCGGCCCGCGGTAACGACGTCCGTCGCGGGCGGTGCGTGTTACATTGATGCCGCCATAGCCGTCTGGCCCGTTCTTCGATCCGAGCCAGGCCCAGCAGTCGTCACGGCCGACGCCGCGGTCCACCCTGGACCAGAATCGACGCGCGTCCGCTGTCGTGAAATCAGACGATGTTTCACGGTTTGTGACGTTAGTGGAACATCTACTATACGACGTTGGCATTTTCCCGAACCATTCTGCGCCGAGCCTTGGTCGTGCGCCTGAAAGTCTCTTGTATTCGTGAAATCCGCGCGTCATCCCAGCGGGTCAAGACGTCCATGTCCACGCCGGTCACCATGTGGAGCGCGTACGCGTTGACGCGTGAGCATCGCCGCGAGCGGCTCAGGATCATTGAGAGCAAGGACTGGGAAATGACATGGCCGGTCTGCGCCTTGACCAGCGCCAGGAGCGTAAGACCGTTTGTGCCGGTCCGCTCCATCCAATCTTGCAGTGAGGTATAGGGTCGTCTTCGCTTCACGAATCGGAACTATATCACTAAGAGTGAACGGATCAAGTGCTTTCTGTATACGCGCGGCAGAAACGTGAAAGTAGCAGTAAAACCAGTGATATACGGGTATCCCATGACCGCCTCCGACGCGACGGCCAAAGAGCGAGTCAGCCAACGGATCAAGGAACGCCTCGACGAGTTAGGCATGAACGCCCGAGCCTTCGCGCGGAAGATGGGCTACAAGGACGGCTGGATCAACGCGATCAAGGATGGGCGTAATGCCCTGCAGTTAGAAGACTTGGACCGTGCGGCGTTTCACCTGCGCACGACCGCCGGCGACCTGATACGGCGGGGCGACGAGCTATACGATTTACGGCCGTCAGAGGCGCGCCTCGTTCGCGCACTGCGCCTGTTGCCCCCGGTGATTCAGGATTACCTGGTCACCCTCACCGAGTATTTGGTCGGCGTGCTACCCGAGGAGGTCGGACTTTTAGAGGAGTTCCGGGACCTGGGAGACGACCAGCAGGCGCAGATCCGCCGGTGGGTCCATGTGATGCACATTGCCGGTCCGCGTGGAGCGCACGCGCCAGAAGCGCCAAACCTTGACGATCTGTCGAGCCTAGTCCGCGGAAGTGGGCCAACAACTCACGCTCCAGCACGCGGGCGGAAGCGTCCGAAGTAACCGTCGCCGTCAGCGTGAACGGGAGCACGCGCGCCATGCGTAATTTCATCCTCGTGTGGGGCCGAGGTCCGTACGGCGCGGGCATACTAGTGGGCCCACTTTACTGAGCGCAAGAGCGGAGATCGTAATTGTTCTCCGAGACGCGCAATTCTTGTCCGCGATCGTCTGACAGCACACGATTTATCTTGCACCGTCCGATACAGTGATTAGGTATGGCGAAATTCATCCCCTTGGCCGTCGCCCTGTTCCTTGCCGGCTGCAACGCCGAGCAACTAACACCGGTCGCCCCGTCCGCGACGACACCGGGAGCGCCCTCCACGGGGCCGCGCCTGCCCCAATTCACCGCCTTTGACGTGACGCTGCGCAACGGCACCACCTTCGCGATTGCCGATAGCGCCTGGCTGGGCTTCCTCTCCGTCCTGCCGCACGAAGGCGCGCTCATCACGACGCCGAGCCGCGTGCTGGTGGACTGCGGCAACGGCACCGTGATCAATCTGGGCGCCGGGATCGGCTCCGATATCCGCTTCAGTTGTCGGTGGGCCACCGCCGGAGATGTCGTCGTGCGGGCGGTGGTCGAAGCGCAGAACGGCGTGACGACCAGCGCGCAATTGCCCCTGCACGTCGAGCCGCCGATCGTCGTGACGGATCTCGTCTCGGTGGATATTGCCGTGGCGTCAGCCGTGCCGGAAGGCGGCGTGCAACGGTGGACGTTCACGCCCACGACCGTCGGCCCCGTCTCCTCGATCACCTGGGACTTCGGCGATGGCAGCGCCGGGCTCATCAACGGTCCCGCCTCGGCGGTGACGCATCACTACCAGCAGAATGGCGTCTACGTCGTGACGGCGACGGCAAAACTTCAGGATGGCAGCACGCGCGCCGCCGGCCGCGTCGAGATTCTCGTCTCCTCGCTGTGATCCGTCACCAGGTCGCCAGGATCTGCGCGCCGCCGGTCACCGACCCGCCCCAGGTCTTCCCCACCCAGGCCTGGACGGTCCACGTCTCGTTCAGTTTGGCAACGACGGCGGCGTTGACGCCGGCATCGGTCGCCACGCCCACGATCGCCCCGGACTTGCCCTGCGGTAAGGCGGCCACGGCTCGCTGAATCGACGCCGCGATGTCGGGGATGAGATGGTCGGGCGGCTGGTTGAAGACGACGCCGGTCATGTAGCATCCGCGGCGGTGCCGGCCTGCACGCGGCTCCACGCTTCCGCGTAGTGGTGATTCCAGGCGGTCCGCAGTTGCTGCCGCTGCTCTTCGGTCCCTCGGGTATAGGCCCCTGGTTTCCAAATGGCGAGGTATTGCCGCCACGCCAAGTCGGGATTGTCCGGACCCGCCAGCGCCGGGGGAAACGTCCACAGGTTCAGCCGCGCCAGGCAGTACGCCAACGTATCGTTGTGCGTCATCGCTTCCCAGAGTTCCAGCGTCTGTCTCGCGATCGTCGCCTTCGGCACCCGGTAGCAGAGCGCATCGACCACGCTGTCCGCCGCGGCTTTCGTGCGCGCGTGCTCGAGCACTTCGCGCACGGCCACCGGCTCGAGCTGCCAGAAACTATGTGCCGGTCCGCCGTGGTACTGCTTCCGGGCGGTGAAGCCGTCGCCTTCATGCAAGCCGATGGCGAGGAGCATCGCTGTCGCGCGATCCGACGCCATCGCCGGCGGGAGGAGCGCGTAGGCCGCCGGCACCGTGAAGCGGTGGATGTGATCGATCATGCCGGGAGCACCAACAGATACACCTGCCCGTCGACCATGTAGGTCGCGACGCGCCCGCTCGGATCGAGATTCGCTTTGACGCGGGCGTCGTAGTCGTTGCTCCGCACGCCGTGGTCAATGAGCGGCGTCTCCCCGGACCCGTCGAGCGCCACGAGATTCAAGTGCGTCTCGCCGCTATGGAGACACCGCCCGCCGCGGATCGATACGTAGCCCATATTCCACGTCGGGAACAAATCCCGCCGCCGCCCGGGCGTGAGCGGCTGAGTGAGATCCCAGAGGACGCACGCGCCGTGGATGTTGTCTTCGCCGACCAGCAGATGCGGCCCGCAGTCGGAATGCCCCACCGCGCCGTCGGCGTCGCGCAGGATCTGCGTGTGCCGGGTGTCCAGGTTGATGACGCGGTTGTCGTCGTCTTCCTTGATGACCAGCCAGCCGCCGTCCGGTGTCACCTGGGATTCATCGAGTTCGCCTTGCGCTGGGAAGTATTCCTGGCGTCCCTTGCGGAAGACGACCGTACCGAGCGCGGGATAGGCCCCGTCGCTGACCACCCGTTTCACCGTCGCCGAGTGCGTCTGCCCGTCATCGGAACTGTGCGCTTGCCAGAGGATGCAGCCGGGATGCGTGTCCGCGAGATCGAACACGACGCGCGCTTCGTTGGTGAAGGGACTCACGCGCATCAGCCGCGTCCCGTCGAGAAGATAGATCCAGCCGTTGGCGTCCCAGTACCACCCTTCGGTCGTGCCGACAAAGCCGAGCATCGGGCCGAGCCGTTCTACCGCGCCGGTCGTCAGGTCGACCTTGAAGAAGCGCGGCAAGCCGTCGACGTGCCCCGCGAAGACGTAGGCGGCATTGCCGTGGATCCAGGCGTTGCTCCAGTAGCTGTACATGCGAGGGACGAAGTCCCCATCGCTGGCATCGGTGACGCGGATGACTCGCGGCGTGGCTGACGAGGCGGGCCCGGGGGCCGGCGGCTCAGGCACCGGGGCCGGTGGCCGTGGCTCCACCGGCGGCAGCACCACGGGCGGCCGGCTCGCCCCGAGCCCAGCTTCATAGGAGAACTTATCCCACACCGGCGTCATCTGCCCCGGCACGATCCAGTTGTCGTACACGACGTCGTTCCCGTCACCTTCCCCTTCGGTGGTGATGGCGTGCGTGTAGCGACCGTCCGGGGTCGTGACGAGCGGCATCGTCAGGAATCCTTCGGCCGCTCGCCGTCGGCATTCTTGTCATGAATCGACTGGATGGTGTCAATGACTTGATTGAGGTCTTCCGTCCGGACCGCCGGGACCGTAATCGTTTCCTTCCGGTCCGCACTCGCCTCGAGCACGCGTGTGGCCGTGAGGATGTTGACGAGCGTGGTCACGGTCTTTTCAAGGCCCTCGTTCCGGGCCATCAATTGGTTCACTTCGTCGGTCAGTTTCGTCAGATGGCCATTGGTCTGCGCGGCGATCTTGTCGCTCTGCGTCGAGATGTCCTGCGTCGCCATGCGGACGGCTTCCACCTTGGCGGCGGTGTCGCTCGCGTGCGTGGCGGCCGTCTCCGCCTTCATCGCGGCAGCGTCCGCGCTGCTCGCGGCCTGATCCACTTTTCGGCCATTGCTCTGCCCCTGCCGCAAGGCCCCCCACGCCACGATCGTTGGCGGCAAGGCCGTCAAGGCAGCCACCACAATGGCCTGAATCGTGGCGTCCGTCACGACTCAGCCCGCCCCCACGGTCGCGCACCGTCCGTCCTCGCCCGCATCCGATCAGATCCACGGACGCGCCTTGTACGCGTCGATGATTTTCTGTCGCGCCGTGCCGTACTTCGCCTTACTCGCCGGGGCACTGTAGGTGTCGATGATCGCCCAGACGACCGCCGAGATGAGCCGCTCGGTATCTAGCGCCTGTTTCACTTCGCTATCAAGATCGGTGTCGACGTTGGTCGGGTCGTTCGGATCGAACGCGTCGATGATCGGTTGCGCCTGCGGCTGCAGAGAGACGGGCGAGACCTTCCAGGTCGTCTTGTCGCTGGGGTTCCCGATCGCCACGCCGGTAATCGCGACACCGGAGGCTTTCAGTTTGCGGTCGAGCCATTCTGCGAGTGCCATACGCCGTCCCTTCAGCAGTGCCACATCCCGACCAGCCCCGAGCCCAGCTCGCCGCCGTTGTCGCCATACCACGTTGTCGTCCCGACGGCGCCGCTGTTCTCAAGCGCCGCGTAGTAGTGCCGCCCGACCGCGGGTGTCTTGTGCAACCGCGAGATCGCCTGCAGGAGCTGTGTCGCCGGACTCGCGGCGGACTTGGCGACCTGATTCCCGACCTGCGTCGAGCCGGTGCCGGTCGGCGCCGAAACCGTGTCTTCCCCGATCCCGCAATAGAGATTCACATTCCCCGAGGAATTCGAGACATAGGTAAACAGCATCACATCGACGCTGCCGACGATGTAGCCGTTCATGATCTCGACTTGGTTCGCGGTGGAGTTGTTCGCCTGCCGCCACGTCGCCGTCGTGTACGTCCACGAGTCGGTCGTGTCGATCCGTCGCAGATGCCGGGGCGCCTGGTGGTAGTAGTTGAAGAGATACCGCTTCGCCGCTGAATCCTCAGTCGTGTTCGTGCCGCTCGCATAGAGCGAGCCCACATAGCGCCGCGTCGTCGCGCCGGACTTCACGAGCACGCCATCTTGCAGCACCAACGCCGTCGCCCGTGTCGTGTCGTTGGTCCAGACCAGGACTTCGAGGGTCGGTGTGCCGCTGCTGTCGTAGACGAAGACGTCGTAGGGCTTGCCGCTCGTGAGCGTCAGGGCCAGCGACTGCTGCGCGGCTTGCCGCACGTTCCACGCGGCGCCGTCGTAGAGCGCGATGGCGTTGCCCTTGAACGGCGTGAGGTAGAGCGTGCCGGCGCCCGTGACGTCCGAGTCGGTCACCGGGACGTTGGTGGTCAGCGTCAGGCGGAACCCGTTGGTCGCCGGGTCTACGGTCCCGCCACCCGCCGCGGCCGCGCTGCTGCGCGCGAGTTCGTACCACGTTGTCCCGTCCCGGTAGAGCATCAGCCGGTGGTCGGCATCGCTCATCGCGAAGTCGCCGCCCTTAAGATGGATGTTCCCGGTGCCGTGCTTCACCGTCACGACGCGCGCGACGTTTTCTGCTTTCAGGATCAGGAATCGCGCTTCCCGTCCGCCGCTGTCCAGCGTGATCGTGGCGAGATTGTCGGAGGCGGCGTTGGCTTCCGTGTCGATGCTGTAGACGTTCTTCCCGGCGGTGAGCGTGACGGCATCGGAGGCGATCGTGAGTTCGGTGGACGCCGCGAAACTCAGGGCGCCGTTGTCGTCAATCGCATCGAGGACGTTGTCGACGTCGTCATAGATCGCGTCGATCATCGCCTTGTCGACGGGCGTGCCGTCGCCCACGCCGGTGTCGTCGACAAGCGTGTTGTAGTAGGTGCGACTGAGCGCCATTAGGCCCTTCCCTGTCTCAGCAAGGCTTCAAACGTAAACCGGCGCGAGCTGGCGTCCACCTGGCGCCGGGGCCAGGTGCGCTGCAGGCCGTCGAAGTCACTAATCGTCACGCTCTGGATCTTGAAGGTGCCGGTCAGGCCGAGCAGGGTCGATGTGAACGTGACTTCGCGCCCGGCGCGGGTGTGGCGATCCCGCGTCTCATAGCGCACGGAGACGAGCGGATCCTTGACGAGGTCCAGTTGCGCCTGGGCGCGCGCCGTCGCTTCCGTCGAGGACAGCCGGCGGTCTTGGATGTACTCCTCGATGACGCCGTCCCCACCGACCAGCGCCGCCAGTGTCGCCTGCGCGCCGGCATCGTCCACCGTGACGAGCAGGTTCACGTCGTCACCGGTCGTGATGTCGTAGAGGATCGATCCCGCCCCATTCGCCGGGATGCCGGTCAGCGCCGACGCGGGCGTGACCGTGGAGTTGTAGCTGATGCTCGCTTCGATGGCTCCAACCCCGGTTGCGGGGATGCCGGTCAGCGCGGTACTGGTGAGCCCGGTATAGCGAATCACCTGTTGCCCGTTGCCGATGACCGCCCAGCCCCCGCCCGAGGCAAACGCGCTGAGCCCCGCAATGATGAGCGACGTACTCCCAGCCGTGACCTGACCCGCTGGCTGCGCCAACCCGGACGTGTCGGACGTCGGGACGTTCGCGCCGAGGCTCGCATCGGCCGTGCTGTCGGTGGCGGTCGTTGTCGTGTTGTCGGCGATGGTGGACTGCAACTTGAGTTGGCTGCCGCCGGCCGTCGTGCGGTAAATCTTGCGCTGCGTGACGCTCGCGCCGCCGATCGGAATCGCCGAGAGCGCGACTTGGTTCGCGGTGGCGGTGTTGCTGGAGGGCGCGTCGGCCCCTAAGCTCGCATTCGCGGCGGTATCGCTGTACGTCGTGGCCGTATTGTTGGCAATGGTCGTGACGAGCTTATAGGTGCCGGCTCCATTGAATCGCCGATACAGTTTGCGTCCCGTGACGAGCGTGCCGCCAAGAGGGATCGCCGTCAGCGGAATCGTCTGTGCCGCCGTGGTGTTTGATGTCGGCGGATGTCCGCCGAGACTCCCGTCCGCTTTGGTATCGGTATACGTCGTGGTCGTGTTGTTGTTGATCGTCGTGAGGAGCCAGAAGTCTGTGGCGGCGCTCGCGCCCGTGGGGCCATCGACAAACGTGCGGTACACTCGGCGTCCCGTCACGCCTGATGGCCCAGTCGGGATGCTGTTGAGATCTAATGCACTATGACCTGAAATCACAAAGAAGTCCGCCACGTGCGCGTTGGAGAATTCTGTTTCGCCCGTCGCGCTGAGAAACGTCGTGATGTACCAGTAATGACCGGCAGCCATCGAACCCGCTGTGAGTGTCGAGGTGGCACCAATCGCCGATGACGGCGTTGAGAGTGCCGCCGTCGCGGTCACTTGATTACTGGTCGGCCCGGGCGTGGTTTCCCCGCTCGCGGTGACGAAGGTGACTTCGTAATCGTGCGCGCCGGCGTCGACACTGCCGCCCGCGGTCGCACTCCCGGCCGTGGGCGCTGCGCCCGGAGCCGACGTTAGCCCGACGGTGATACTGGCGGTCGGTCCCGCAATCGATTCGCCTGCCGCGGTTACAAAGGTGACGGCGTATCCGTGGCTGCCGCTCTCGACGCCAGACCCGGCCGCCAGGGCCAACGTCGGCGTGCCGGACGGAGCCGCACCAGGCCCCACCAGCCCGCCGCCCGCCCCGGTCTGCACGCCGGTGTAGGTTATGCGCTGCGGACCGGAGACGACCGTCCCGCCACTCGGCTCATACCATGTGCTGTCATCGACGGGCAGCATGGTTTCCCCGGCCACGACAGAAGTGAGCGCCGTCGACCCGCCGCCTTCTACGACCACGCGGGTCCGCACCGGGGAGAGATCCCGGTCCCACCGCACCTGACTCGCGCCCCGGTGCGTATCGTCAATCGCCGTCGCCGTGAGGGTTTCGCTGAGGAAGAGATGCAGGTCTTTCGACTCGTCCACGTACCACGCCCCGCCGATCCGGTCGGTCAAGCGGTCGAGCGCATCGGTGAGGTCTTCATTGGTCAGCGTGAATTCCTCGAGCGACGGCAAGCCGGCCGCGACGTTCGCCACGGTGAAGTCCGGCGCGTAACTCGCGATGAGGCTCGTCGCGATCGTCGTCGCCGACTGGCTCATGAACCGCGCGTTCACCTTGTGCCGATTGAGCCGCCACTCGTACGAGATGCACGTCAAGTCGTAGGCGACGTTCTCGACGTTGTCCGCTTCGTAGATGCGCGACGTCTTGAGGATGTGTCCGGCGAAGATCGAATGCGCCGCATCGAGCGCCCCGAGCCCGAGCCGGACGGCCTGCCCTTCTTGCGGGTCGAACCCCGACACGCGCATCGTCGCGGTATTCGGGATGCCGCCTTCGGTGTCCCGCACCGTCAGGTGATCGATCCGCAACCGCCTCGCCACGCCATCGACCGACAGGAACACATACGGCCGGTAATCCCCGAGCCGCGTGGCCCCGAGCCGCGCGATGCCGAGCCGGGCTTCGCGCAGCATCAGCGGCCCCCTCGGCTGGCGGACTGCGTCCCGAGCGCGGTGACCACTTTCTCCGCCAACCGCTGCATCCCGGCTGGCGTGTCGAACATCGATTCCCGCGCGTCGACGAAGATGTTATGGCCGCCGCTGGGCGACGTCCGGCCAGGCAGGTTCACGCCCGGGATGTAGCCGTATGGGTTGCCGTAGTCGTCGTACCGAATGGACGATCCCGCGGTGCCAGGGGCCACGCTCTGAAAAGAGCCGCCCAGCGTGCCCTGTCCCGCGCGCACCGCCGCCATCGCGTCATTCCACGACATGGCCGTCTTCTGTGCCGCCTCCTGGGCGGACTGGCCGATGATGACGAAGTTCTCTTTCATCGCCCGCGCGAGTTCGTCGGATTCGCGCGCGAGCCGCGCTTCGTCGGATTCCATCTGGGTCGTGGCCACCGTGTGCGTCTGCTGGGCGGCGAGGACGGCCAGCCGCCATTCGTTCATCTTGGTCGCCAGGTCGGTCGCCGCGCCGCCCTGCTCGACCAACCGGCCGAAGCCTTCTGTCAGGACCGTGTTCAACTCGGCGAGCGCGTCGGTGTTCAGGCCGGTGACGTTCTTCACGTCGATCAGCGTGGCCATGTAATCTTTGGCCTTCGCGATGGCGTCGCCGCCGAACAAGCGGGCTTCAATGTCGCTGAGTTTCTTGGCGTAGGCTTCCGTCGCCGCGCGCTCTTTTTCCAGCGCCGCCGCTTGTTCGTCCGCGGCTTTCTTCTGCGCCTTCGCACTCTCGCCGAGCGTCTCGATGCGCTTCTTCTCCGCCTCGATGTTGAACTGGACCGCTTCGGTATAGGTGATGGTCGAGTCCGCCCCGTTTTTGATCGCCCGATTGATCACGTCCTGCTTCGCGCCTGCTTCCTGTTGGGCGACCGCGAGATCAAACGTGCGGTCGATCCAGCGCGACACCGCCTCGTCCAACCCGGTGAACTGGTTGATCAGTTTCCCGATCTCGAAGCCCCCGAGCGCCGCCGCGGCCGTGAGACTGGCCGTGCCGATCAGGCCGATCTGGCTGGCCGTCTTGCCGGCGGCCTGCGACATTTCCTCGAGCGCGTGAATCTCCGGCCCGATGTGAACGCCGAAGGCCGCGAGCGTCTTGTCCGCCGCCGCGAGGCCGGTCGAGAGCGAGCCGAAGGCGTTGGTCGCGGTCGCCGTGCCGTGGGTGAACTGCGTGACCGCGGCATCATGTGTCGTCGTCGCGGACGTGAACTTGCGCAGTTTCGCATCCGCCTGGTCGACGGCGGCGTTGTACTGCGAGAAGTCCGCGAGGAAGATGCCCTGGATCGCCATCTACAGTTCGCCTGTGAGAATCAACTCCACCGCCACGTCATGCACGTCCGCATCGAGCGCCCTCACCCACTCGTAGCGCCAACCAAAACGGGCCGCGAGTCGGAGGTCGGCTCGGACGCGCTCGCGCCATTCCGGCGTTTTTTTTCCTGGGCTTGTGCCTCGAGATGCGCGAGCAGCGCCGCCTGCATTTCGTCGAAGCTGTCCGGGTCGAGCCCGTTGATGATGTCCAGCCGTTCCCGCTCGGACATCGCCAGCGTGTAGGGCGTCGCGGAGGACCACCCCACCACGTAGGCGACGAGCTCCGCGCTGCGCAGATTGCCGGACTCCCGGGCGAGCTTGAACATCGCGTCACGCTCGCCGTGGGAGAGCCGCTTTTTCACCTGGATAGCATCCCCGTCGCTCAGGGGCAACGTGATCGTCTCCGGCACGACAAACCGAATCCCCATCGACTCGTCTCCTCATTGCTCGGGCGGCCCGAGCGTGGCAACCAGTGTCGTGTCTCCCACCTGCACAGCCCCCACAATCGGCCAGCAGGACTGCCCGTAGTGCCGCGGCGCGGTGAAGATCAGCGTCGGCTGGGTCTGCCGCAGCATGAACCGATCGATCGCGCCTTCACACGTCGCCCGCAGCACCCAGCCCGTCGCTTCCTTGGAAATCGACCACGACGAGAGCGCCGCCGCCGTGCGATAGCCCCAGACAATCGAGGCTCGCGCCCCGCGCAGCGTGAGCCGGTCAAACATGCCTTACGCAGGCAACGTCCAACTGCCGGCCGCTCGGAACGTCGCCGAGACTTTCGGCGCGTTCGCCACGGCCGCGTTGATCTCCGCGTCGAGATAGGCGAGCCCGGAGAAGGTCTGCGCCGCCGCGGGACTGCCGAGCGTGTCGGTCGTGTTGTAGGCGAGCTCCAGCATCCCCGGCGTGGCGGCATGAGACGCGGCGACGAGCGTCGTGTCGGTGCCGTCGTAGTGCCCGGCGAGCGTGCCCTGAATGTCCTGCATCCCCGGCACATACACCTTGTTCGTGTCGCCGAACTGCGTCACCTCTTCGTAGTCCTGCTTGAGACTCAGCGTCCACGCGTTGAGGCCGATGATGGCCACGAGCGCGGGCGGAGATACCGCACCGGCCGCGTTGTACCGCACCCGCCCGTAGCGTCCCGTCTTAATCGCCATGTGGTCTTCTCCTTCGTCAGCCCGGTTAGGTCAGCGTCATCTGCACGCGGTACTGCCCGCCGCGGTGATACCAGCGAATCGTGGGATCGGCGTCGTCCACTTCCGTGATCCGAATCCGCGACTCGCGCGAGACTTCAAACGTCGTATAGCCGCTCACGGTGAGCGTCGTGTCCTCGAGCAGCGCATCGATCCTGGCCGCGGCGCTGCGGACGTTCGACGCGGCGTTGATGGCGGTCGTGCGCGCCACCGCCTTAATCAGATAGTGCCCGTCCTCAAATTTGCGCCCGCCGAAAATCGCGTCGTCCGCCTCGTCGACCAGGCTGATGATCACAAACTGTGTCGAGTTCGGCGGCGCTTCATCGAAGTAGACGCCGTTCGGAACATAGGACAGCAGCGTCGCATCGCTACTGAGTTTTGTCAGCAGCGCCGTGTCGATGTCCTGCGAATCAGGCATCGCCAAACACCCGCGTGAACCCGAACCGCACCAGCAGATCCTTCAGGAGCAGAAACATCGTGCGCCGCCGTTGCAGCACAATCGGAATGAAGACATGCCCAGACGGCATCGAGCCACGGTTCGCGCCGATGCGCGTGTGCCGGGCCTGCGTCCCGTACTCGAAGATCGCTGCGTGCTTCGCGGTGTTCTTCACGACGTAGGACACGACGCCCGCGCGATTGACCCGCCGCTGCACGACGACCTTGCTGCGGAGGTTTCCTGTGCGGGCCGGATAGCGCGAGCGAATCGCGAAGGCCGCCGCATTGGCTTCGCCCTGGATGATCTTCTCCGCCTCGCGCGGGGCATCCACGGGCAGACTGCGCAGCCACTCGCGAAACTCGTCAATCCCGGTCCATGTCACGCTCGTGCTCATAGCGATCGGCCCTGCAGCAACCGCACCACGATCAGGATGAGGATGACGACGAGAATCAGATGCACGAGCGACGTGCCGACCGGGAAGATGACGCCCCCGAACAGCCACGCGACCAGCAGGATGACGATCAGGATTTCGAGCAGGCTCATGGCGACACCACCTCGTTACACAGCAGGACCAGCGTGATGTTCCGCTCTTCCGGATTCTTGACGTCGTTGACGTAGAGCGTGCGCGTCCCAAAGACGATCTGCGTCGCGGTGGTGATATCCGCCCGCCAGTCGCCCTCGACGATGTGCGTCGCGACCGTGAGCGCGGTCCCAGAAGTCACCCGCTCGAGATCGCGCTGCGAGGCCGGACGAATCGAGCAGTACCAGGTGGGCGGGGTGAATGCCGTCGGCGTCTGCGTATACCCGCCCTGTCCATCGGGCACCGTCGTCGTCGGCCCCTGCAACGTCACGAGGTGGCGATAGTCGCTGCGCCCCATCAGGCCACCGCCGGATCCCGCATCCGGGCGAGCAGGCGCCCGACGGCATTCCACAGGTTCTCGTCGGCGGCCATGTCCTCGCCGCGGTGATCCCAGAGATGCGTGAGGACCAGCAGGATCGCCGCCTTCACCGGCGTCGGCACCGTCACGTCCGTCCAGGTGAAATTCGCAAACAGCCGTCCGCCAGTCGCAGGACTCGCGGGCGAGCCGCTGATCGGGACGGTGAAGGTCGTCGTGCTCGTCACCGTCGAGACGAACGAGCCGCTGTATTCCGGCTCCGCCGTCCCGATGACCCGCACGACATCGTTGGTCGTCAGGCCGTGCGGATAAGGCGTGGTCACCGTCGCAATGCCCCCACTGCTCGTGATGGAGGTGAGCGGAATCGGCCGGCCCTTCAGGTAATCGAGCACGATGTCGGACGCCTGCAGCCGCTTGGCGTCGAGGTCGGTCTGCCGCGGATCCACCGGTGACGTGTTCAGGACGAACGACAATCGCAGGTGCGTATACGCTTCGGTGAGGGTGACGAGCGCGGCCATTATTTCGGAGCCACCTTGATCCGCAGTTCGCCGGACAGCACCACGATTGTCCGGTCAGGCCACACCTGCTCCAGTTGCGCCTTGATGCGCGCGACGCTTTCTGAAGCCAACACGCCATCGCATTCCACGACGATCACGTCATCGGCGCTGGCTGGCACCGCGGAGATGCGAGCCACTTCCGGCAGCGCGACGAGCGCCGCGATGGCTTCGCGCCGATTCATGCGGCCCTCCGCTGCGCGAGCTGCTGACGCATCGCCTCGACCACCTGCTCCACCGTGATCCGCCGCATCGCCTCATGACAATGCGCGCAGGGCAACCACCGCCCGCAGGGCGACCCCTCGCCGGTATCGGCGATCACGGTCTGCTGCGGGTAGTAGCCCATGACGTCCGGATCCATGCAGCCGCCGAAGAGCGTCACCTGGGGAATCCCGAGCGCGGCCGCGGCGTGACAGAGGCCGCTTTCCGATCGCACGTAGAGGTCGCAGCCGGTCAGCAGCCCGCACGCCTCACGGAAGGTCGCGGGTTCCTGATGCGCGCCCATCACCGGAATCGACTCCCGGTGCGTGTGCTGCACAAACGTCAGGTCCGGGCACGCCTTCACGAGCGCATCCCACCGCTCGATCGGCCAGCGGAAGTTCTGATGCTTGGTGTAGGGCTCGATGAGCACATGCGGCCCGTAGCGCGCGCGCGCCTGCTCGCCGCGCTGTCGTTCCGGATCGGTGAGGTACAGCTTCGCGATGTGGTCCCGGCATTTGAAGTCTTTATTGAACGTCCAGCCGGTCCGTTCATCGAACGGATACACGATGTACGGCCGGCAGCCCGGTCCACTCTCCAGGAATTGGCCGTGGACAAACGGCTCCTCTGGGCGCGCGATGATGGGATTGCCCTCCCAGATCGGGTGCCACCGAGGTGTGCCGTCGAGGCCGCAGATCTGAACTCTCGACCCGTACGTGTCGTGAATCCGCTGCGCCTGTCCCGCCGCGACTATTTCGTCACCGTAGCCCGTACCGCCTCCTGTTCGATCCGTCGTGCGACCGCGTGCCACTGGTCACACCAGAAGTGTTCCGGTTCCTCGTACTCCCGCAGGTCCGGCGTGCCCAAGGTGAAATGCACCAAGGCCGGCAGCCGATTCGGCTGGGAGACGCCCAGTAGGTAATTCCACCGGTCGGGCAAGCTGGCGATGAGCCGGTCGTCGGGGAGCCAACTGAACGCGTGCAGATCGCGCCCCGGCCAGGTGTTGAGCACATCGATCGTCAAAGCCCGATTGGCCGGATGGCCGCAGTGCCAGAGCACCACGCTCGACCAGTTCTTCCGGGGATACACCTGCTGGACATGCCCGGCTTTCTTCGCCCCTTCCACGAGCAACGGCGGGTGCTGCACTACTTTCACGGCGTAGCGCGGATCGGCCATCTGAAACAGCCGCCGGAGATCCTCCCGGAACAGCACGTCCCCATCGACGAACACGGCCCAGCCCTGATACCCGCACAGATACGGGACAAAGAATCGGGCGATGGCGTGATCGGTCGACATCGGCGCGTCGGAGATGTCGTCGAACAACTGCCCGTTCGGCATGGTGGTCGTCGGGCGGTGATAGAGCGCGCCGAGCATCTGGCGATTGAGGTGCGTCACCTCGACGTCGTGCGGATTGGTGTACTGGGCCATCGACGCCAGCGCCACGGCGACCGCGCGGTCTTCGTGCGCATCCGCGCCGATGAAGAGCCGATAGGGGGGATCAAGCAGCAAGGGGCACCTCCGCCGTCAACGATCGCCACGCCATCCCGCGATAGATTTCCGAGAGCGTCCACTGGTGCGCCGCGAGGTTCCAGAGGAACGGCTCGCGGCCGTCGGGATAGATCGGCGACTCGATGGACTGCACATCCGCGAGGCCCATGCGGTACGCCGCCGCGAAGGGCGCGGTGACGAAGACCGGGACACCGGCGATGAGCGCGTCGAGCGCCGCGGCGCTGCTGTAGACCACGACCGCCCAGGCGTCTTTCAGGTCTTCGATGATGCGGACGCGGTTGCCGCGCTTCCACCGGACACGCACCGGGCGATCCGTCACGGTGCGCAGCGTCGCGATGACCTGCTTCAGCCAGAGGTCGCCGTCCTCCCCGTGCAGGGCGAAATGGATGTTGCTGTTCGGGCAAACGAGAACGTGGCGGCCGGTCGCGCGCCACGGTTGCACCTCGCGGCCGAAGGCGGCGAAGCGTTCCGGGCCGGCGTCGCCCGTCCCGTCGTGCTGGTAGGCGTTCTTCGTGATCCGGTAAAACGTCTTCCGCCCGAAGTACGCGTGATCGCCGTAGTACCAGTCGCGCCCGACCGCTTGCGCTTTTCGCAACACCGGCCACTGCGAGGGCGAGCCGAAGAAGGCCACCGGGGCCGCGCCTAACCGACGGCCATCGATCCGCAGATGCTCCGGTAACACGTCGGCGGTCGTCATGCTGCCGTGACAGCCCTTGGCGAAGGCGTAGGCGAACTTCGGCGAGGTGAGTTCGTCCGGCGCGTAGTAGGAGACGGGGATCACGCGCGCACCTTCTCTGGAAGCTCGATCTCGACTACGCCGCGCAGTCGCTCTTGTGCCACGACCCGCTGACCGTCTGGCCCTTCAACCAGATACTTCTTCCCGTCCTGATTGATCTTGTAGACGTCGACGAATCCTTCGATGTCGTCGGCCGCGAAACTTCGCGCCGACACGTCGACGCCATCGAGTCGCACCTTCGCCATCGGATGCGTCTGGGCCGTGACGAATCCGACTCGGCTCACAGCAGCACCTCTTCGAGCGGCATCCGCGGAAACGCCCGGAGCAGCGTCGTCCGGGAGCAGTTGATCACCTCGACGCCCGCCGCCCTGAGCGGATCGACAATCGTCCCGAACAGTTGCAGGAAGATCGGATACGGCGAGTCAAGATGTGGCCGCTGTTTCGGGAACCAGTTTTGCCGTCCATCGGGCGCCGGCCAGCAGTCGTATCCCAGCAACAACACGCGGGTCGCGCCCAAGTGGACGGCAAGGTTGATCGCCTGATAGCCGGAGTTCTGTCCCGTGCGCAGCCCGGAGGGATCGAGTTCAAGGCCTTCCATGCCGGTATTCCGGAGCTGCACCACGCCTGGATACGGCGCTTCGAGCGTGTACTTGAGCCCGCGAAACGTCGGCGCCCCGTTGAAGTAGCGCCACCAGGAGACGTCGCACGCGTAGAGCACATCGGCCCACGGCGCGAGCAGATAGGCGTCTTTGATGGCGATCGTGCGCGTGAGGTGCGGGCGCTCGCCGACGTAGCGCACGTCCTCTTCGGTCAGGCTCGGCCCGCCGCCAAGGATCGTGATCGTGGATCCCGGCCAGCGCTGCTCGACAACGGCGGGCGGCGGCGTGACAGCGGCGGCGGGCATCATCGACGCACCACCCGATTCGGCGGGACCGGCGGCTGCGTGCGATCCCGTCGCGCCTGTTCAACGGCGTGTTGATACTCACGCTCTCGCCGCTCGTTCTCGCGGCGCACGCGGCGTTCTGCGCGCGCTTCGATTCCAAAGAGGAGTGTCAGGACAGCCGCAACAGTGATGACGGCCGTCACGATTTGCCAGAGTTGCAGGCTCATCGCACCTTCACCACCGGCAGGCTCGGCGCGTCCTGCCCATCTTTCCCATCCCGACCGCGCTTGACCGTCAGCGTCCACGCCTTCGATCCTTCGCCGGGCTTGGTCGTCGTTGGTTCGTTGCAGTGCCAGAGCGATCCGCCCCACGTCGTGGTATCCCCGACGTCGTAGGTCTTCCCATCGGTATAGACGCCGCGATAGATGACCGCCGGGATGGTGACGTGGAATTCCTTGATTCGGTCGCCCTTGATGAACCGGAACGTCACCCCGCGCGCGCCGTCGTGGAGTACGGCCAAGTCATCGAAGCCGAGGCCGTCCTGCCCGTGCCGCCCGTCGACGCCTTTCTCGCCGGGGATCCCTGGCGCGCCCGGCACGCCGTCGCGCCCATCCCGTCCCGGCGGTCCTGGTGGTCCGGGTGGTCCGGTCGGCCCGTCCTTGCCGTCCAGCCCGCGTTCCTTCCGTTCGACCGCGAGGAGGCGCTGCTTGAGATCCCAGAGCACCGGCGCCAGACCCTTCGCGAGAAGCGCCAGATCTTTCACGGTCATTTGAAGGCTCCACAGTCATGGAGCAGCTCGTCTTCGTCATCGATGACGAGCGTCGGCGTCGCCTGCTGCAGCGCGGTCCAGGCCCGATCGATGGCGTCCGGTTCTGCCCAGACGTGCCCGGACGCGGTGCGGGCGATCACGCCGGTCGGCGTCGCTGTCCCAGGCCGTTCGGCGGGCGTATAGGGCCGGACTGGGATCACGTGCACGTCCCACGCGTCGGCGTCGCCGCTGGCGGTTCGGAGGGAGGCCCCGACCACGTCCAGCCGCACATCCCCGGTCGCGGTGGGTGTTCCTGCCTCGGCGTGCGCCGAGAGGCCGGCCGGTATCGCCTGGGCGGTCGTATCGACCGTGACGCGGCCCACCGAGGCCCGGGCCGTGACGCCGCGCGGTTGGGCCGTAGCGGCGATCGACGGTGTTGAGCGGACCGTGAAGGCGTAGCCCCAGCCCACGACCGCGTCCTGTGGACTTTCGACGGGTTCGAACACGCGCCCGACGAAGCTGAAGGCGCTGACGCCGGCGGGTTCCGCCTGCGCATCCCCGATCGCTTGCGGGCTACCCACCGCCACCACGGCCGAGACACCCGACGGCAGCGCGTCGGTGTCGCCGGCGTTTCCACCGGTCGCCGAGGCCGTGCCGACGGCGGACGTCGCCGAGACGCCGGACGGCGCCGAGCGCGCATCGCCGACGCCTGAGGCCGATCCGACCGCGCTCGCCCCAGGCACCCCTACCGGCTGGCTACCCGCCCCGCCCGTGGACGCGGGCGCCCCGACGGCACTCGCCGCCGGCACCCCGGATGGCGGCGTCAGCGCGGCGCCTGACGCGACGGGTGACCCGTTCGCGCTGGTGGCTGAGACACCGGACGGGAGGGCCGTGACGGAGACGCCGGCGGTCGCCGTGCCGATGGCGGCGGTTGCGGCTTGTCCGGTCGGCGTCGTGGCGGCTGATCCGCTCGCGCTGACGGTGCCGACGGCGGTGACGCCGGAGACGCCGGACGGTGTCGCAGTCGCATCCGCGCCGCCCGCGGCGAATTCCATCGAGGCTGGCCCGCCCCAATACACCGCAGTCGACGGCGCTTCCGCCGCTGCAAACTCCTGCGCCAGCGGGACCGGCGCGACGTCGTTCAGCAGCCAGGCGTTCTCAGCCATCTACTCGTACTCTTCCCAGATGAGATCCGTCGACGTGCGCCGGTTGGATGTGGTCGACGCGTCGGCAGCCCAGCAGACGATGCCCTCGCCGGCCAGGAGGACCGGCTGCTCCTCTTCGGGCGGATCCCAGTCGTTGGAAATCGCCGGCAGAAAGTTCGATTGCACCGTCGTACTGGAGGCGGTCGCGTTGATGCCGGGGAAATCGCTTTTGATCATCGCGCCGAGCGTCACCGTCAAGCCGGTCGACGCGGTGCGCAGATTGCCGACCGGACTCGCGTCGCCCGAGGAGCGCTTGGCCGGCGTCACCTGTGCGCCCGATCCCGTGCCCGTGAACGTGAAGAGCGAGAACGCGAGGCGCGGGATCGAGACGTCGATCGCGCTCGTCACGGCAAACTGGATCTGCGTCGCGAAGCGGCGAATCGCCATCTTCACCGACGAGCCCACGGGGTTGTAGATCCAGAACAGGCCCGTCGTGGTCCCGTTCTGCGCGCTCGTGGGAATCGTCAGCGTGCCCGAGGCGGCGTAGTAAATCCCCAGCCGCGAGCGTCGCGTTTCCGGGATGAAGAAATGTTCGTGGACGGTGTCCGCGCCGACGACCCGCGTCTGGGTGCGGACCTTCGGGCCGCTGTTGCCCGTATCGACCGGGAGGATGATCTTGCTGGCGACGGGGGCGGCCATCTACGTAATCCGCACCGTCGCGGCCCCTGCGGTCGCGGCCGGGAAGGTCACTGTAAATGTCCCGTTCGTGCTCGTGATGTCGGCCCCGAAGTCCAGGACACAGACCGCCTTGTTCGACCGGCTCGAGTTGTAGATGAGCGCGCCGCGGGCGGTGATGGTCGCGCTCGGCCAGCTCGCATCGGCAAAGTCGAGCGTCGCCGTATCGGTATCGAGGCCGTTGGCAAACCCGGTGAGCGTCGCGCCACCGGCGGTATAGCCGGCGCCAGAGACTTCGTTGGTCGCGCTGTAGGCCGTCGTCGCCTTCGACAGCGTCGCGGCAGACGTGTAGAGCGCGATCTTGTAGGTATCGCCTGAGAGATGGACGCCGGCAAGAATCTCCTGCTTGTACGAGTTGCATACGGCGGCGGTAATCGCCATCTGTCCGCCCCTGTCCGACAGACGCCGAGGCGGTGTGTCCCGGACAATCCCTCCGGGCGACGTTCAACCGCTGGCGTGAGTACCCTTCACGCGACGTTGGGCGATAAATCCCGAACCCGATTTCGACGGGTCCGGCGTCGCCCTTCGCCGCACTCCTACGGTTCTGCGACCGGCTCCTCAACCACCCGGGCAATCTGGCCCTGGGCATCCCGAACGACTCGTTTCTGCGTCGGCGCCGCCAATTCCAGCGCCGTGAGTTCGTTCTGTAGCAACCCGGTGAAACTCGCCGCGAGGGCGTCCGGTTCGTCCTCGACGACCGGCGCGGGGATCGCGGCGACCTTCGTTTCGAGATCCTTCACGCGCGTCTGCATCGGCGCGAGCGCGCCCTTGACGATCGTCACGACATCGGCGGCGAGCCGCTCCGGATCAAGCGGCATAGAGTTCCTCGCTCGCCTTGCGGAAGAGCGCCGCGGATAAGCTCGCGGTCATGTCCTCCGTGTCCGCAGCGTCATCCGGTGGCTCGTCATTCGGTGGCGTGACAGTCGGCGCCGCCGGGATCCCCGGTGTCTGCCGCTCGGCGAGCTGATCGATCGGCCAGTACTGCTGCTGGAGGATCGGCACTTCCCCGCCCTTGACCGGGCCGAGGCCGTAGTACTTCTTCCGCGCTTCGTTCGGGGACATTGCCCCGCCGACACCATCGCGCGCCGCGGCGCTCTTGGTCTGCGTGTCGAGCCAAATGAGGTCATCGGGATCGAATTCGGTGCCGTACCGGTTCCCGAACTGCGGCCCGAGCGCGAGTCCTTCATCGAGCGTGGATTCCAGAGCGGTGATGAGCGATTGCAAGCACTGCGCGTAGTACTGCTTCACCAGCGGTTCGACGTTCGCGTACGGCGGCGGCGGCCCGACGCCGATCATGTAGGGCGGCACATGGAAGCAGGAGCACACCGTATCGGCCGTCCACTTCAACTGCTCGATGAGTTGCGCGTCGATCGCTTTCATCGTCAGTTGTTCGTACTTGAGGCCGTCCCCGGCGACAGCGACCTTCCCGATGTTGTCGCCCGCGAAATTCGTTTCGAAGTACGCCTTGAGCCGGGCGGCGGTCTCGTCGCTGATCGATCCTGGCGCGGTGAGGATGCCGCTCGGCGCCGAGCCCACGCCGAAAAACTTGGTGGAGTTGTTCTGAATCGCGAGTCCCTGCGCGGCGGCCATCCCGGCGGCGTAGATCGGCGTCACGCCGATGAGCGGATGGTAGAGCGCGCACATGATGTCGTGGATGATTTCGCTCGCCGGCACCGTGACTGATTCCTGCGG